GGGTTGAGCGTCCAGTTGTGGAAACCCTGAAGAAAGAGTAGGAATCTAAAGATTGCTGCTACCCCGAAACTAGGGGCAAAGAACCATGAAGACTGACCCAGTGGATAGATAAGGAATACGCTGACAAAAACAGCAATAGGACCAGAGAACGCAATAGCATTGTAAGGACGGATACCGACTAGACGAGAGATCTCAAACTGTCTTAGCATGAAACCAATTAGGGCGAAGGCACCGTGGAGAGCCACGAAATTCCATAGTCCCCCAAGTTGGATCCACCTAACGAAATCCCCCTGAGCTTCAGGACCCCAAAGTAGAAGAAGAGAATGACCCATAGCGTCAGCAGGCGTCGAGACAGCAGACGTAAGAAAATTAGCACCCTCAAGATAGGAAGTAGCGAGTCCGTGGGTGTACCAACTCGTGACAAAAGTTGTGCCAGTAAGCCAACCGCCAATGGCAAGATAAGCAGTGGGAAGAAGAAGTAATCCAGACCAACCAATAAAGACAAAGCGATCTCGTTTAAGCCAGTCGTCCAGGACATCGAACCACCCTCGTTGTGTTGGTTGTAATGTAGAAGCAACCATTTTGAATGAACCTTTTACTAAACTTTACATATGAAGAGAAAAGAAAAGGGACCCGAAGGTCCCTTTCCAAGTTGTTATGATACCAGTATCAACCGATAGCAGGTGCGGTAAGTGCAACAGGAGTTGACTCAGCAGCAGCAAGGTCGAGTGGGAAGTTGTGAGCGTTACGCTCATGCATTACTTCCATACCGAGACCAGCACGGTTCAGGACATCTGCCCATGTAGGCAAGACGCGACCGTTGTTGTCCAAGATGGACTGGTTGAAGTTGAAACCATTCAGGTTGAACGCCATGGTGCTAACACCAAGAGCAGTGAACCAGATACCAACCACAGGCCATGCAGCAAGGAAGAAGTGAAGACTTCTGCTGTTGTTGAAGGATGCGTATTGGAAGATCAAGCGACCGAAGTACCCATGGGCAGCAACGATGTTGTAGGTTTCTTCTTCTTGTCCGAATTTATAACCGTAATTCTGACTCTCTGTCTCAGTTGTCTCGCGGACGAGTGAGGAAGTAACGAGACTTCCGTGCATAGCAGAGAAAAGAGATCCACCGAATACCCCAGCAACACCGAGCATGTGGAACGGGTGCATAAGGATATTGTGTTCTGCTTGGAATACAAGCATGTAGTTAAAAGTACCAGAGATACCAAGAGGCATAGCATCGGAGAAAGAACCCTGACCGAAAGGATAAACTAGGAATACTGCAGTTGCAGCAGCGACAGGTGCAGAGTATGCAACCATGATCCAGGGACGCATACCTAAACGGTATGAAAGTTCCCACTCACGACCCATGTAGCAGAAGATGCCAATGAGGAAGTGAAAGATTACCAGTTGGAAAGGACCACCGTTATACAACCACTCGTCGAGTGATGCTGCTTCCCAGATTGGGTAGAAGTGGAGACCGATTGCGTTTGAACTTGGGACAACAGCACCAGAGATGATGTTGTTTCCGTACATGAGTGAACCAGCGACGGGTTCGCGGATACCGTCGATGTCCACAGGAGGAGCAGCGACGAATGCGATGATGAAACAGATGGTTGCGGCAAGCAACGTAGGGATCATCAGGACACCGAACCAACCGACATACAGACGGTTATTGGTGCTTGTGACCCATTCGCAGAACGAATCCCACGCCGAGGTTGTTGATTGTTGTTGTCTTGAAAGAGTTGACATTGAAAAGGGTTAGGTATAAGTGCAGGGAAACACTGTTATGATATTCCTGATACACCCTCAGCATCAGGTATGAGAGACGAGTTTAATGACCCTATAGGTCTCGGTTTGAGGAGTCAAAGTGTGTCGTAGTGTAACGACCGTCTTACTATATATGCATTTCCTAACTTTGTCAAGTTGGAAAGCGGGAGGAAATGAAGGAGTTCATGGTGGGGAACTCAGTCTTGCAAATTGTATCATGCTTTTTCCACCAGCGCAAGACATCGGGAATATGTGGTCGCTCATTAAAGAACTCATCCTTTCGGGTGTCCACGCATGTGTGACCATGCCCCGCAAGAATGAAAACGATTGGGTCCTTACCATGCTCAACCTCATGAGTATGCACCATCATGTCCATCACAACGTCGTGTGCACCACCACTGTAGTGTATATCTTCGGTCACTTCCACCCAGTATGGTGTGTCACGTCGCTTTGAATAGTAGTAGTGTGCCTCAACAAACTCTCTCCACCCTTCTATATGATCAGAGACATCCTTGTTATAACGATCACGAGCGAACGCACCAGTATCATCATTCTTTAGGAGTCTAACCAGAGCAAGGATACCCTGTCCAGTATTGAACAAAGACGTGCTCTCCAGTGGTTCAATGAATCCAAATGCCATACCGATGCCAACACAGTTACCCTGCCAAGCATGGATTCTTCTACCACTTTCAAACTGAATCAAACGAGCATCATCATATCCAAACTCTTTACGTGCATCCTCCTCACTCTGATGCTTAGATGAGAATACATATCCTTTACTAATGTAATCCAGTGTAGGAATAGTCCATTGCCAACCAGCAGACATGCCTTGTGCGTTAGTGTAAGGCATCATCTCGGTATCGCGATCGGTATAGTCGATCGTAGTTACAAGTGCTCTATCGTTGATCAGGTTTTGGAACGGCGACCAGGGGGAGAGAGGTCCCAGTGCGACTGCTTCTGCACCTGAACAGTCGATATAGAGATCACCCGTAATTGTTTTGGGTCCTGCGTCGTAGGGTCCTCTATCCACCATGACACTGCTGATACCCCTTTTGGAAGTACGAACCGACTTAACTTTGCTATCAACCACTGTGATATTCTCACAGAAACGACTTCTAAGATAGTCTGAGAACGCCTTTGCGTCGATGTGAAATGCTCTGTCATGGTTTAGATCGAATGTTCCTAGTAGTTCTGTGTTCAGAGGTAACCTTCCACCTTCCACTACCGTAGTAAACGGCATCATAACTTCAGCAAATGGTGGTGGGTCAGCGTATGCTTGTGCAACCATCCATCTTTGAAAGGTTACATCCCCACTTATATTTTGTCCATTAGGGTAGTGAAATACAGTACCCTCTTCATTAAAGTCAACAAAGCGAGAGGACAATTTGTATGTCGCTCTCGCTTGAGTAATCATTTGTTCATCGGTGATACCCATGAACTTAAGATATTGATTGATGTGTGGAGTAGTAGATTCACCTACACCAATAGGATTACCACCATCAATCATGGTAATTTCATGTTCTGTGTGGTTACAGAGAGCAGCAGCAGTCATCCATCCAGACGTACCACCACCTATAATTACAATTTTCATAGGTCTTGTTGTAAAAGCATCCAAGCTTTCTTATTACCAATCCATTGATTGAATTGATCAAGAATAAAATCAGAAGATAACTCTACACATATAGGAGAGAAAGACATCTTACCGTGAGATTCAAAGAAAGTTTTGAGTACATTATAATATACCATATCATTGGCAAACTGATACATCGCCATGGTCATTGCTATGTCTTTGTATACAAAGACATAAAGTATAAATTTCCGATAGTCTTCTTGACCATCAGGTGTCATAAAAGTTTCATTCATCAATTACACATCTAATAAGTTGACTAGATTGTTGTGCAGGCATCATAGCACATATCCTCATAAAAAACTCTGCCTTTAGTTTTGATAAACCTGAGTAGTGTTTGAGGGCTATCCAATTGCCGCGTTGTTTTGCTTCTAATCTATACCGTTCCATGACCCAATAAAAAAGAGGGGTAAATACCCCTCTACTTATACATGATTCATGGCGGGAACCATTAGTCCGCCACCACCCTCATCGTCATCATCCCCGTCTATGTCTGCGAGGAGTAGCATAAGAAAGAATGGGGTGAATATAAACAAAATAGTCTGTACCCATTCAATACTCATTACCAAATACCTGGGATGAGTTGTCCTGTGGTTGCATAAGAACCGAATGCTGCAATGATACCAATCATTGCTGCCCAACCGTTAAATCTTTCTGCGTCTGGTGTCATGAGTTTTCTCCTAGTGTGAGGTAAAATTTGGTTTGATCTGTTGGTGCGTTCTCGTAAAATGAGATATCACCATAGGTTTTGTGATCTTTATATCCAACCATACGACCTTTCGTATTTTGGATTGCTCCCATCATAGCAATGATCAGGAAGATTGCAGGTGGTCCAATGATAAGGGCACCTCCAATCACATAGTAAGTCAGAATTTCAAGAAGGGAAGGTTCCATGGTTAGGATAATAATAAAAGATCAGATACCGAAGGCACCAAAAAAGAAAATGCTGCCTGTGGTTGCATACGAAATAACCGCTGCAACAAATCCCAACATCGCCCAACGACCATTTTGCTTTTCTGCACGTTCGGCATAGGTTTCATACCCATAACGTTCTGCTTCAGTTGGGTCGATGTACATTGTTGGTTCGGTGGCGTACATGTTTGTTCTGCCGCCGTCCTCTGTGATCACGGTCATGATTGCTTGTGTAAAGAACTGTTACTATTATATAGCAAAACTTTACATTCTGTCAAGCGAAGGAGATGATATCCGTACCAGCGGCACCACCACCAGGGAATCCAGGATCCCAGGCAACTGGACCTGCTGCAGCGAAGTTCATCTCAGTAGTAAATGGGTCAGAACCAAACGACAAAGTGTCCGCACTAGCAGTATTGATAGTGATGTTGCCTAGGTCAGTGGGAACAGGGAACGTTGTGTTGTGGTGCAAATTATTTTGTTCAATAGAACGAAGACCAAGGTAGTGACGCCACAGTTCAGAAAGAACTCTGGTGTCTTCATCAATCCTCAGTGCTTCAATGACTGCTTCTTTAGCAGCAGTGGTTGCTTTTTGATAGGGAGTAAATGTCATGATACTGTGTCTCTAACGTAACAGGGGACGCCATCTGGGTCTAACCATTTGGCGTATTCAAAATCTTCAATGGCGAGGAGCAGTTGATCTCCGTTATCGAACAGATAGATGTCAGAATACTTTTTAGTATACTCGTTTGCTTTTTGCAAACGAAAATCTGGTTTGCCATTCAGTTGAATGGTACCTCTCTGCACATAACGATAGGGAAACCTCTCGTGGATTACCGTAGTCTTAGTCGTCGCGACTGACTGTGGATCAAGATCGTTCATGAGTCTTGTGTGGTTTGAACTCAGTATAGCAGGTCAAGCGTAGGAATACCACCCCGTGGCAATAATCTTTTTATGCTCATGGGTGACTCGTCCCTTGTGTGTATAGGTCCAGTCTGCTGGCCAGATACAACACTTACCTTTCACTGCCTCCTCGTAATGGTCTTGATGAAACCATTCAGTGCCACCGTTAGGGACACTGTTTAGATACACCATCCATACAAGGTGACGGTATACATTGGATTTAGCACTTCCAGATCTCTCTGTGTGCCACTCCTTATAACCTCCACCCTTAGGGTATTCTTGTACGTTCCAACCAGGATCCATATGAAAGTAAGAACCCTTGGCAGAAAAGGGAAACTTCTTTACGAAATTTCCCATGCACGAATCAACAGATTCCACCAAGAGATTAACCTCGGGGAGGATCACCATATTCATATAGGGTGTATCTAATGATTCCTTTATAGAATAGTTAACATTTCCTAGAGGGGATGATCCGAGATCATCTCTCCCAGAGTCACGATTGTCTTCTCCGATTGACTCACCCAGACCTTGTTTGAAGTATGTTTGAGAATGTTCGTAATGCCATTTGACAAAAAGATCAATTACATCCTCATCGATCATCTCCGAGTAGAGAAAATCGGTACTGGGTTTTATAATAGCAGCGTCGGAATCAATAATCATAGTTAACTTGTGTTCTACCAGGAGTAGTTTACGTCATTTCCAGGACGTGATCTTCGACCAAATGATCAATGAGAATTAAGTAGTCCTCTTCCACATCTAGACCCCAAAACTGGACGCCTTTGATGTCCGAATAAAATCGGCATAGGGAAGAGAAGAGAGGGGGATGCTCTGTGTCAAGGGCAATAGTACCATTGGCAGCATCCTGAATAATTTGCAGACTGCCTGCAAAACGATCTCTTACACTCATAATCGATCTCCTATTTGGTTGTACCAGGGGAGAGTATCCCCAGCGGGTATGGTTGGGATCGAACCAACGACCGACCGCTTAGAAGGCGGTTGCTCTATCCTCTGAGCTACACACCCAGTGCGTAGTCTACCTTAAGGTTTGGATCTGTTGAGAGATTACTCTTGCTTCCTCAATGTTACCCTGGGATACCAGGTCATGTAGTTTGTCAATCAAAATTTCTACTGTGCTCTCAAGTACATCAATTTCTTGCTCGTAAGCGTTGAACTCTTCAGTGCTCATGAATCTCATGGGTAACCAACTCGTAAATTATATAGGAGGATATGTCAAACGTCAAGTAGTTTGTGTTGAAAATTTAGGTTTGGGTGCTCCAGCAATATTGAATGACACAATAGACCGTCTTATATCTGAATCATTTGGTTGCTGTTCATGCAGTAGGAAGGCAGGGAAGACAACAAAGTCACCCTCTCTAACACTTGGAGTGTTCTGTGTAAGATCACCTGTTATAGGGTCACTAAAGGGGCAATAGAATGTGGTTGCACTATGCACTGCAGGATCAAATTCTAGATACCAGACACACGACATACCAACAGCACCATGATTATGAGTCTGATGGTACTGTCCTCGCATTGCTTGCTGATACCACATCGATGTGATCTCAATTTGAAATCCTACCTGATCAGAAATCTTTGATAGGTAAGGATTTAATGCTTCTACAACTGTATCATAATACTTGGGGAAGATCTGCTGCTTATCATTATGAAAAAAGTCTGTCTTTAGATCTGCAATCACTTGCCCTGATTGGGTCATTCGGTGACTGCTATTATCATCAGCAGCAAATACTTCTAGCAATTCTTTCTTAACTTCGTCAAACCCTGGCGGTGCAGGGTAGTGTTCAAATGGTACCTGAAACATAATTACTTAAAGTTTTTAATGAACCACTCAGCATCGACTACTACAAGAGGTTTCTTTCTATTCTTCTTCATGAATAGAATAGGTTCGTTGTTACCAGAGTTTGCTATTGATTGTTCATAGGCATCCCATACATTGAGACGTTCTACGTTCTTGCATTCTATAGAGAAAGGAAACTTCTTTCTGGCATCTCGTGCCATGATTAGATCTTCACCACCAGCACCCATGCTACGTGATTCAATATCTTCAGGGTGGACATCCCGATGTTCAATCAGCATGTCCCTTACCCACTTCTGAAAGTTGCGTCCTTTCGCTTTAGCACTCTGCGGTTTCAATCGGCGTACCCGTCATCATCATCACTATATCTATACCCCAACCTTTCTCCTTTATTTTCTCTGAATGCGTCCACATCTTCTTTGATTGCATCTTCCAAACTGATAGCAAGAAGTTTAAGATTGTGTGCGATTGCTTTTACTTTATCTCTATTCATTTAGACATCACCTCCTTCCAGTCTGCATCAAACTTAGCAAGTCCTTCACGAGTTAGCACATGATCGTACATACTCCAGAAGACTTTGGGTGGTAGAGTACACACGTCTGCACCATACAGGAAGCATCGTGATACATGATGCACATCTCTCAAAGATGCAGCAAGAATTTCAGTTTCAACTTGATGTACCTGGTATGTACTAGAGATTGCTCTAATCAATTCAACCCCAGAGACAGAGTTATCATTACATCTACCTACAAAAGGTGAGACAAATGTTGCTCCTGCTTTAGCAGCAAGGATTGCTTGGGCAGTGCTGAATATTAACGTTACGTTTGTAGTTATACCGTCGTTAGATAAGTCCTTACATGCTTTCAGTCCTTCGACTGTCATGGGAAGTTTGATCGTGATGTTTGGATTGATCTCGCAATAGTCATCAGCAATAGAGAGCATGTCCTCAGCGTTATCAGCAACAACTTCTGCGGATACGGATGAATCCCATGGAAAAATATCTGTAATCTCAGTAAGAATTTGTTTTGGATCTCTACCTGCAACCTTCATTAGTGTAGGGTTTGTAGTCACCCCGTCAATTAGTCCAGTCTCAAATGCCTTTTTAATTTCTCCGACATCTGAACTATCGAGAAAGATTTTCATGCTATCCTCTGTATGGTCATCACAGTATAGCACATAAAAAGGAGGGTGACTAGCCCTCCTATTCTTAGTCTTGAAGTAGTTCTTTACAGATGCGTTTACAAACGGTCTGTGTTTCGTCGCATTCGATCAAGCACTCAAAATAATCATTAACCAAATTAACTTCCATTTCAGTATCAAATTGGTGCCATTCTTCTAATTGGTTTCGGGAGATGAGATTGTGCATAAAATTGCTCGCTATGACTGTGGTTTCATAATGAATGACATTAAGGGTTCATCCATCACCTCGCAAATTCTATACTATCTAGACATCTTTGTGTTTGTTTACTAACATTTGTATAGACAAAAAAAAGAGAGGGATAAACCCTCTCGTAGATCATTCAGCTCTGAGATGCGAACTTCTTTTCGACCTTAATACCACGATACATGAGATCGTAGTTACGGTTGTGTGTCTGTTCAGCAAGAACTTTTGCCTTGTAGTCCTCAGCGTTGTACTTAACGCCACGGTAAGTGATCTGTGCCATTTGGTTACTCCTAAAGTAGTTGGTTGTTAAACCCGTTCCTTTAGTCGTGTGCGTCCCATGGATAACATTCAGGAGTTGACTCCTTCATGACCTCAATCAATTCCACCTTATATTCAGGGGGAATATTCTCGTTTGTCCTCATCCGTAGCATAATGCTATCGGCTTGAGTACATGTGAGTGACGAATAGAATAGTAATTCAATCATGGGATGAACGCTCCGTTCCGCGACTTACTTGCGTCCCCCTAGAGGGATGAACGTAAAGGTATACTAGCATACCCACATACTATTTAGCAAGTTTTTCGCTTACCTTGTATTCGATCACGTTTTCGTAGGGGTGTTCCCTTTGGATTGTTGATCAACTGGTGCTTCAACTTGCGTAAATACTTCAAGTGGTCCGTAATACCAACTGCGGGGGTCTTGGGACAACCAATCACCTTCGACTCGTCTGGCGTACGGCGTTCCACCTGGCGCTGATTGCGCTTCTTCCATTTTTTTTGTTTCATTATTGTACCATCTATTCCAGATTTTCTGGAGTAGATTAGAGTTTGAAACCTGCGAACGTATTTGCTCCCACATCTTGCTTAATACCTCCGACAACGTACGATTCAATCTCAGTTTCCTGAGGGGCGTTCTGTTGACCCTTGCTATTTAGCCAGTGCTGTGTCCAGGGCAGCGGGTTGCTGCGAGCAGGAATATCATATACAGGTTGTATACCGACCGCTTTCATGCGGCGGTTGGCAGTCCATTCCACATACTGAGCGAGCAGTCTTTCATTAAGACCGATCATGCTACCTTGTGAGAATAGATATGTTGCCCATTCTTTTTCTTCTTCAACTGCAGCCATGAACATTGCCTTGACTGTTTCCTTTTCCTCTCCTGCAATCTCTTGCATCTCAGGATCATCTCCATCTGCCCACTTCTTCATAATTTTTTGAGTAAGCGCAAGATGTTGACTTTCATCTCTAGCGATAAGAGAGATGATTTTCGCGGATCCTTCCATAAGTTTAAGCTCGCCAAATGCAAAAGAACATGCAAACGAGACGTAGAATCGAATCCCTTCGAGGATGTTAACATTAGCGATAGCAAGATAAAGTTTACGTTTCAAATCACGGAGAGTCCACGTTGCTGTAGGTGAATCTTTCCAATTTGCTTTGTAAAGATTACCTTGTGCCCACTCATTGGCAGCATCGATGTACTCATTATATGCTTTACACACTGAGTGTGCTCTAGCAATGATACGTTCGTCGTCAAGAATAGTATCAAAGACTTCAGATGGATTAGCATACACATTCTTGATGATATGTGTATAAGAACGAGAGTGAATCTGTTCCATGAATTCCCACACACCCATGGCACCTTCCAGTTCAGGAAGTGACACGTAAGGTTTGAATGCCATACCAGGACCACGACCCTGTACAGAATCGAGAAGGATTTGATACTTCAGATTGGAAGTATAGATATGCTTCTGCTGTTCATTGAGAGTTTTATAATCAGAACGATCCTTCTGAAGAGAAACCTCTTCAGGTCTCCAGAAAAATCCTAGTTGGGACTGAGTAAGACGATCAAAATCTGGATACTTAAACTCATCATATCTTTGCATACCCAGAGGAGCACCAAAGAACATAGGTTGCTTCTTTGTATCCACTTTCTTTTCGTTAAAAACTGTCAATGACATTCTGTCCCCTTTGGATTTTGGTATGTTCCGTAATTGTGAGTGTAATTTAGAAAAGCATTGATCCTTGGAGAGACCTCCAAGGATTCACAGCAATCAAGGTAGCATTGAAATTCAAGTTGAAGATCTGCTCCTAGTTCAATTGTAACCGATTTAGACATTGCAGGCATCACATTCTGATTCATCAGCATGTAACAATTCCTCTACCAATGCATCAACATTAGTTTGGACTTGTGATTCTTCGTCTACGTCTTTCTTGTTGTCATATGTGTTTTGGTAATAAGATGTTTTCCAACCATATTTGTATGTGCTGAGGAGATCTTGTGCCATCACCGACACAGGTACCTCATTGTCAGGATAGTTTTCTGGATTATAAGACCAGTTGCCACTGATCGCTTGATCAAAGAACTTCTGCATCACAGCAACGATATTAATATAACCTTCGTTGCTCGGCATATCCCAGAGAAGAGTATAGTTATTCTTTAGGGTATTATATTGTGGAACAATTTGCTTAAGCGGTCCTTTCTTGGACTTCTTAATGGACAGATAATCTCTTGGTGGTTCAATTCCATTTGTTGCGTTTGACACAACGGAACTGCTCTCTGAAGGCATCTGTGCGGACAGTGTTGAGTTCCGTAGTCCGTGTTCTGCGATAGATGACCTAAGACTATCCCAATCATATTTTAGTTCTCCGTTGACCAGTTCATCGACCTCTCCCTTATATGTATCGATAGGTAAAATTCCATCAGAATATTTTGTTTGCTGGTAACCATCACAAGCACCGTACTCCTTAGCAATATTATTTGATGCTTTCAAAAGGTAGTATTGGAATGCTTCAGTAAGGTCATGTACCAGTTGCCATGCAGAAGGATCATCATAGCGTTCACCTTGACGTGCAAGATAGTGTGCCAGACCAATGTAACCAATACCAAGGGAACGACGTGATAGTGTGCTACGTTTTGCTGCCGCAACAGGGTATTCTTGATAGTCAATCAGAGCATCAAGACCACGCACTGCCAGGTCACATAGATTTTCTAGTTCATCTAACTGGTTAAGTTTGCCAATGTTAATAGCAGACAAAATACACAGGGCAATCTCTCCACCACGATCATCAATATGATTGATTGGATCTGTAGGTAAAGTAATCTCTTGACAGAGGTTACTCATGTTAATCTTATCCTTGAAAGAAGAGTGAGAGTTACAGTGATCAATATTCATAATGTAAATACGACCTGTCTCTGCTCTCTCCTTAAGGAGACTTAGGAAGAGGTCTTGTGATGAAACGGTGCTACGGGGGATGGTATCATCTGCTTCGTAAGCACGGTACCTATCGTCAAAGCGATCAGTGCCGAAATCGTCATACAACCCAGGCACATCATGCGGACTAAAGAGAGAAATTGATTGGTTTCCGATAAATCTTTCATAGAATAACTTGCTGATTTGGATTGAGTAATCGAGTTTTCTAACACGGTTGTCTTCTGTACCCTTATTGTTCTTAAGAACAAGGATGTCTTCTATTTCTTGGTGCCAGATAGGAAAGTGAACTGTAGCAGAACCACCTCTGATGCCGTTTTGAGTGCAGCATCGTACAGTTGATTCAAACTTTTTAAGG